CGATTATTTATTGATGGGGTGGAAGTGTATAGTACCACATCTGGGGCTACACCATCTTTATCTGGTCCAGACCTAGCTGGTTCGGGTAAAAAGTATGGTGGTTTATCAGTAACACGTTTAACTCCATATACCGATTATTCGGATACCATATACGATGTAACATTGTATCCCGATGTGTACATAGAAGCATAATATAACCTAAGTCACCCCACCCCACCTTAAAACTCAAGTAAAGAAATGTACTCCACTATCGCCAACAACAGTTTTTCCTATCTTCTCACTCTTGATGAGTTTAGGAAAGAACTTCCCGATGAAACGAGACCTTCTTGGATAAAGATTACAACAATCACTATGGTCTCAAGCTTTATCCAAGACATTGATATTAAAAAACTTCGCCACATCTTTGAGAATTTGGAAACATTCAAGTTGAGACGATCAGGTACTAAGGGAGATTGTGGTTTTGAGTGGAAATTGAAGCCCACAACCTTCTATAACCAAGTGACTCTGACATATCACGATAGTTACAGTACCAAGTCTGTCAAGGTGTTCCCAAATGGTTCTATTCAAGTGGCTGGATGCTGTGATCTCTTTGACTGCAAGCGTATCATTACCCAGTTGACCTACATTTTCAAGACTTTTTTGGGAATGGAGATGCAGGTTCCAGTTGATTCTTTCAGAGTTGTCATGATCAACTCAAACTTCAGTCTCAACTACAACATCAATCTCATGCGAGTGGCCCAACACTTTGAGAATCACTCGGACATTTTCAAAGTTTCTTTTGAACCAGACAGATACAGCGCCGTCAAAATCAAGTTCAAACCCGCTCAAGATATGAAAGAAATTACGACAAGTATCTTTTCAACTGGCAAAATTATCATCACAGGTGCAGAAACTCTCAAAGAGATTGCTTTTGCTTACAATATCATCAATCAACATATCAACGATGATCCCCAGATTCGTGTGTCACCCACCGTAGAGACAGATGTCTTTGATGTATTCTTGGGACACAAGTGTGAACCAATGATCCAACATCTCAGAAGTAAGGGATTTAATTCCTGGCTTCAAACGATTGTCAACAGGCAAATTAATTTCTAGATGTATTTTAATATAAGATGTCTCAACGACTTGGTATGGCCGATGGTCGATGCTTCACCATCAATTCCTCAGCCCAACTTACAAACAACTATTTGATGAAACAAAATGGTATTACATTTGAAGATAACTACAACTACCGTCAACTTCTTCAAAAGCAAGGTCCAGAACTTCTTAACAAAGTTCAAGAACAATCACGAACTACCTGTGACCCATGCGATCGATACACCGATATGTCCAAGATTTACTAACTGAGCTAAATCACGAAAAAAACTTTAAACCCATACTCTAGAATGTCACAATGTGCCATATGTCTCAATGAAGTCAGATCAACGAGGACCAATTCTCCGATCAGATGTGGACATATGTTTCATTCCCACTGTCTAGAGGAATGGAAAAGTAAAGGTAAGAATACTTGTCCCATATGTAGAAAAGTATTTGACGTTTCGCAGTTTAAGGTGACGGTGACGGTTCAGAACAATTACACAGCGCAGTCGAACGCTGTGTCATTGCAGAGTGAAGCCATTTTCAATATAATGGATATATTTGATATGTCTTTTGATGTTGAAAATACAGTAGATTTAGACAGTCTTCTGTCTGACCTTGGGATGAGTCTTTCCGACCTTGATTCCCTTGTCCTTGACGCAGAATGAGCTGCAGTACGTCTCATAGTTTAGTCCGGGGTAGTTCCTATCCGCTTTACGAGGATCCTTAATGGATTTACCAGATGCATCAACCAGAAGTGGACCCGTGGCCCACCCCCGCTTGTGGCTGAAGACATTGGCTCTAAAAACGATTCTCTTATTTGGCATAAACTTACCAGCACGCTTGACTCTTGACAAAGGTATTTTGAAGAATTTGGCGACAGATTCCTGTGTATCACCTGGCTTAACACGGTATTCCACGACACCGTGTTGAACATAGAAGTGGAAGTCTCCTTGACGAATATAGTTTGTTGGTCTTCCAGGACACACAAACATCATCACCTTATAGTACCCCTTTTTACACTTTTCATTGGGTTTGACACGATATATCTTTGCGGGGTTATCCGAAATAACGCGCTTTGGGAGACTCGTACAGTGTGTATAGTTGTGGTTTCTATTGGAAAGACCCGAGCGATCACCTGGAATAGATTTTTGAAATCTATACGCTTCATAGTCGCCCACGGCATATGCATAACAATTGTTATTGCCTATACCAGTAGAAGTTCCCCAACGTTTGTTGGTGAATTTTCTTTCAGACCCACTGAGAGGGAGGTCCTTCATTTGTAGTGTATGTAGAAAAAAATATCATTAATAAGTAAAATGCAAGTCCTCGACCGTGTCGCCAAGTCTCAAACCAAGTCGGACATGCTCACCGAGCTTCTCCTCTTCATTCTTAACGTTCTTATCTCGACCTTCGTTCTCCGTTTCGCGTGGAACCGATCCCTTGTGAAGCACATTACCGTTCTCAAGCCAATTTCTACCATGCTTGATGCTTTCATCCTCGCTCTCTCTTTGAGCATTATCCGTGCTTAAATCTCACTGTAACCCACGATCTTTTCCCCATTGGGGCTAACAAGAGTTGGGAAGGCTTCCATGCCTGAACAACCTTCTTTTTCACAGTCAACAAACTTGAATGGCTTATCAGCCTTTTTCATGTACTCCAACTGTTTACGAGTCCAACCACAGCCCATGGTCCCGTAAATAGTCCACTGTTCTCCATTTGAAACTGACGCACTGACGGTAACATCAAGGCGTCGCTTTCCTGTTTGGGAGAGAATCAAAAGATCAATGAGGATGAGGAGAGCAAGAAGCCACATATTTTATACTATACGATTACATATTTTTTATGAATTTACACATTTGTTCTTTGGTTAAGTTTGAATCTAATTTGAACATTTTGACTAATTCTTCCTTCTTGTAGAGACGACACTTACGCCGATCAATTTTGAGATCACCATTCTTGTTGATGAATATTTTTGGTTTGTTAACCGCAATCTTCTTTTCAATTTCACGAACTTGTGACATCACGGATGGTTTGCGTTTGGCAATACCAGGTCTCTTTGGTGGAAGCTTCTTCTTTTCAGCTTCCTTTTGAAGAACAGCTCTCGCACGACGAATGGCGCTCATAGTGGCAGGTTTCGCGGGTGTTTTGGGTTTGAGTGCCACAGTCTTTTTTGGGATAATCTTTCTGAGAATGGCGATCTTCTTCTTAGCTTGAAGGAATGGGTGTTTCAAGATTTGGACATAGGTTGGAAGACCCGTGTGTTTTAGAGGGCGGAGACGGAAATCTTTGGTAACAGGTGATGATCTAAGAAGATATTGTCGTGAAAAGAGGTCTTCCATGAAATGACGCACTGGCACAGATTTTGTGTAATTGTATATGATGTTAAGAATGTAGTGTGCGTCATACATTTGATGCGATCCAGAGTAAATACCAGAATTCTTAAACTCACCACTCACGACATTTGGGTTTCTAATACCTTCGATCGTGGACATACCAAAATCAATCATAATGGGTTTGTTACCCTTCAATACGAGAAGGTTGTTCCAATGAAGATCATGGTGTCTAAACTTTGGATACTTTTCGTGAATTGCTTTCAAGTTTGTGATGAGTTGAGAAATCACTTGACGATAATCTTCGGGTGATTGACTCCTTTTGATCCATTTTTCGAGGGGTTCACCCTCAATGTATTCAAAATAAAGAACATCATCGCGATCACACGATTTGAAGTGGTACATGCGAGGCACTCCCATACCTCTCAACTTTTCCGCGATGCGATACTCCATTCGGGCACTTGGTTCTGTCGTGACTTTGATGGCGACTTGTGTTTTACATTCGTCATCGAGACATCCATAGAAGACAGTACCGTACGTACCTTTGCCGATTACTCTGAGTCGGGTAGCCTTGTTAATCTTGAGTGGTGTCATTTGAATCTTTGTAAAAAATTGTTGTTCTGGGTAGCACGCCTTTTGCCCCCTTATCAATTTCTTAACTTCTTCACCGACCGCGTTCTTCTGAGAACTGGTCTTGGCGTTGTTGGCGATGTGGACGAGGTCCGCGAGTTTCACCATACTT